TCGGGCGTCACACAACGAAGAGCGTAGATTTGCGAGGTTAGCGGAAAACTACTTGTGGCCGATTCAAAACAAAAGGGTTATACTGGCGGAGTAGCAACGTGGTTTGAGTGCATCGCGTAGATGCAACATTCTGAAAATCTGAACCGCCATCGCTACTCCCTCACGTAGCAACGTGGTTTGAGTGCATCGCGTAGATGCAACCATCCACCTTGTACGGTCCCATCAAGGCTGCTTGGTAGCAACGTGGTTTGAGTGCATCGCGTAGATGCAACGCTTCCTCTGATGAGGAATCTTGGTGGCTGACTCGTAGCAACGTGGTTTGAGTGCATCGCGTAGATGCAACATGCGCGAATTCTTTGCCCGCACGCTTCACCCACGTAGCAACGTGGTTTGAGTGCATCGCGTAGATGCAACGTCTCTCCAGCAGGCGATGCCAGCCGGATTATCCGTAGCAACGTGGTTTGAGTGCATCGCGTAGATGCAACATTGCCCACGCAGCAGCGATACTGCTTGGCGATCGTAGCAACGTGGTTTGAGTGCATCGCGTAGATGCAACTCAAAGGTGAGCCAAGCCATATAACGCGGCGTGAGTAGCAACGTGGTTTGAGTGCATCGCGTAGATGCAACTGGAGTCGGCACAAATTTCTCAGTCCTGCGCCGCGCGTAGCAACGTGGTTTGAGTGCATCGCGTAGATGCAACGCGTCGGGGCGGGTCCAGCGAACGCGCCAGAGCTGTAGCAACGTGGTTTGAGTGCATCGCGTAGATGCAACTTGATGGTCGTCCTGTACGACTTCTACCCACACCACGTAGCAACGTGGTTTGAGTGCATCGCGTAGATGCAACGACTGCTCCCTGGTTCACTATTCCCCCAGTCCACGTAGCAACGTGGTTTGAGTGCATCGCGTAGATGCAACATGCGCTGCGCAAGTTATAAGTTATGACATACTAGTAGCAACGTGGTTTGAGTGCATCGCGTAGATGCAACTCTCCGGCATCGCTCATCTCAATTTCCTCGTTCTGGTAGCAACGTGGTTTGAGTGCATCGCGTAGATGCAACCTTTGCTGAACGAATCAAAGACCAACCCCCGCCGCGGTAGCAACGTGGTTTGAGTGCATCGCGTAGATGCAACCCTTCTACAGCAACTCCGCTGTCGGTTGATAATTGTAGCAACGTGGTTTGAGTGCATCGCGTAGATGCAACATGTTCCTCCTTCGATGAAGTTGGGGGACTTCACCGTAGCAACGTGGTTTGAGTGCATCGCGTAGATGCAACGATCCTGGATGTGCGGCAAGACTCGCGTGGCTGGGTAGCAACGTGGTTTGAGTGCATCGCGTAGATGCAACTTCTGATCTTGCTGGTTTGCTATTTTCTCGGACGTAGCAACGTGGTTTGAGTGCATCGCGTAGATGCAACCATAGGGAACAACGACGCTGTTCCAACGATTTTCGTAGCAACGTGGTTTGAGTGCATCGCGTAGATGCAACTGGTTCCCTAGTACGAAACGCAAAGCAAGGCTGTGTAGCAACGTGGTTTGAGTGCATCGCGTAGATGCAACAAGACTTCTATAGGCAAGCCACGACTGCAATGCTTGTAGCAACGTGGTTTGAGTGCATCGCGTAGATGCAACCAGTGATTGAGCTACGCCACTTTCTTCTTTGGGCGTCCGCCAAAATAATGATCGCGAGGGTGACTTTTCGCCGCCAGCTTTGAGAAATATTCCGTGCCCTTCTTGCGCACCAAATTTTTGCCAGCGATGGCAGCAATTTTTTTGTAAAAATCCGGATCGGCTTTGGTTAACTTGGTTTTCTTTTCCATGCGCGCAGCATAGGACAAACCCCGCTTTGCGTCTACTCTAATTTTACCGTAGACAAAAAAAGCAATTCGGACTATTCATCAATTTATAGAGACACATGCCCCCCGCAAGGGAACAAGCAATGGCTCAAGCCTGGCAATGGCTTGAGCCATTGCCGTTTTTAAACCTTCGGGAGAGATTGACATGTCGGACAGCATTGTTCCGTCCATCGATAAAATTACGCCCAAGGCCAAACAACGTCAGCAGATCCACGTCTCTGCGCTGAATATGGCAGCAGATTGCGGCCAGCGTTTTCTTTTCCGTTACATCCTTGGCATCAAGTCGCCGCCCAACGCATTTTTGCTGGTGGGAAAATCCACGGACGAATCGGTGACGCAGGATCTCGACCACAAGATCGAGACAGGGGAGTTGTTAAAGCGCGACGACGTGCTTGCCATTTCTGCAGCCAAGTTTGAGCAGGAGCAGAAAAACGAGCCCATTGAACTTGATCCGGACGAGAAAAAAGAAGGGAAAAGTCTGGACCAGGTATTGGGCGAAGCAAAGGACAAGGCGATTTCTTTGTCCGGTCTGCACCACGATGAAGCGGCGCCGAAAATTCAGGCTGTGCGTACGCGGCGTAAATTCTCCGTGGACATGGACGCTTTTTTACGGTCGCGGGCCAAAGAATTGCACGCGTCGGCAGAAGCGACGCCCGACAAATACGCAGCCAAGATCCTTCATGCGCAAGCGCGGTCATTAAATGCAGCCGCACGCTCAGGAGTTGATTTTGTGGGCGAACAGGACGTACAGGAAATTGTGCATGAGGGCGATAAAGAACTGCTTGTCATCCGCGACACAAAAACGTCCGCTAAATCGCCCATTCCGTCATACATGGACGGGAACAATAAAGCGGGCACGGCCGATGATTCTAATCAGTTAACTGCTTACGCGACAGCCTGCCACGTTTTGGACGGAAAATTGCCCGACAAAATGATTCTTGATTATTTGGTCCGCACCAATGCCGCAAAGCCGACATTGAAATACGTGCCGACAGCCACGACGCGCAGCATGGACGACGTGCAGGTATTTTTAAACCGCTTCACAAATTTGATCCACGCCATGAAAACTGGCGTCTTTGTGCCGGCCAATCAGAGCTGGTGGGGTTGCGAAAGTAAGTGGTGTGGATATTACCAAATCTGCTCGTATGTAAGACATCCCGTGTTGGTGCAGATTGGCACAGGAATAGCCAAATGACGGATGAAGAAAGATTTTGGTCAAAAGTTGACAAAAATGGGCCAATTCCAAAATCTTGTCCCGAGCTGGGTGCGTGTTGGATATGGACGGCGTCAAAAACTCGTGGCGGGTACGGGAAGTTTCGTATGTCTAATCCGCGACGGTATGTGAAAACCCATCGGCATTCGTTTTTCTTGGCGCATGGTTATCAGGCGCAAAACGCGTGCCACCATTGCGACAATCCATCTTGCTGCAATCCCGCTCATTTATTTGACGGAACAAATAGCGACAATATGCGCGATTGCGTCAGAAAAGGCCGCGCTCGAAAAGTTTGGCCTAAAGGTGAAAACAGTTCGGCAGCCAAGTTAACTGCGCTTCAAGTTGCAGAAATTCGTCGCTTGCGCAGGTCTGGTCTTTTTTTGAAAGACATCGCGGCTCGCTATGGCGTCGTATACCAAACCATTCAACGAATTATCGAGGGCAAGTCGTGGAGGGAATCCAATGGCTGAAACAGCGATGATGGTTGCAAAAACGCAGGGCATGACGGTCGTTAATCAGGACTGGGAGCGACCGGAAAACCTTGAGCTGATCAAGCAGACGGTGGCTCCAGGGCTGTCCGATCCTGAATTCATGATGTTTTGCCACGTGGCGCGTGTGCGGCATCTTGATCCGCTTCAAAAGCAAATCTATGCCATCAAGCGGCGCACATGGAATGCGGAAACTGGCCAATATGAAGATCGAATGGTGCTTCAGGTAGGTATTGACGGTTTTCGTTCGATCGCCAATCGTACTGGCCTGTATATGCCGTCTGACAGACTGCCGCTGGTGGAAGGACAGGGGACAGAAAATCTCCGCGTGACAGTGTGGGTGCAAAAGTGGCATGAAATGTCCGGGCAGTGGAAGGAATTCGGCGCGACTGCATATTACCGGGAATTTGTGCAAACCAAAAAGAATAAGGCCACCGGCAAGTTGGAGCCTGTTTCTCAATGGGAAAAAATGCCTCTGGCGCAAACGGAAAAGTGCGCCGAGATCAAGGCCATTCGCCGCGGCTGGCCCGAAGAATTGGGGCAGTTCTACACCCCGGAGGAAGTGTCGTCAACGATTGACGTAGATCCGGTGCCACAAGAAAAGCCAAAACTGGACAAGATCCGGCGTGACCTAGGCACGCTCAAGGTGTCTTCTGAGCCCAATCGCGGCCATGGGCATGAAGGGACGCAGCGAACGGCTGAGCAAGCATCGCGAGCGCCAGAGCAGGAAATTTGTGCGGAATGCCGTACGCTGAACGGCCACGCAGCCGATTGTTCATTGAACAAGAAAAATACGCAGAAGAAGCCCAGCAAGCGCGAGGCATGGGACACACAACCAGGCCATGATCCCAAGACCCACATTCCGTTTGAAGACGGAATCACGCTGTTTGACATTCAGCGCCAGCTGAATTTGACGGATGATCAGGTTCGGGCGTTTCTTGACAAGGAGTTTGAAATTCAGCATCGCTACCTGATCCGCCAAGATCAATTTCAGGTTGTGCTTGACGCGATCCAAAAGGAATTTGGCGCGCAACCGAAAAAAAACGACGATACTCCTGCTAACGGGTTGTTCTAGCAGCTGGTGCGTCCAAGGTAAAATGCAGGGGTTTATTGCATTTTTCCATGGGCGCACAAAATTTTGTGGGAGAAAAAGCGCAAAGAAGCGATAGACTTTTTGCGTATTAAAAATAGCATCAAGGAGTACGTCTATGCGCATGTTGGACCAGTCCGAGGCCTTTCCCAAGAAGGTCAACATCAGTAAGTACCAACCTCTGATCGATTCTGCGTTGAAAGCATCGAACGGAAAGGACGGCCTGCCACGAGTCGTTATTGAAGACTTTCCGGACGCAAAAGCAGCCGATAAAGCGGCCAATGCGATTCGAAGCCGTACTCAAAACGACATTCCTCGTCTGAAAGTGTCGTGTCCGGTAGGCTCCAAAACCGTTTCCATCTATAGAACAGACGAGCCGCGCCGGAAGCGCAAGAAGCGGGAACCTGTTCCTGTTAAGCCGGAAACGCCCGACACGCCTCCCGCGCCCGAGGCTGAGTAGTTGCCAATGCCCAGCTGTAATGCAGATTGGCAGTGACGCTCAGAGCCGTAAGTTGGGCGTCACTGGCCAGCAGTCCAGATTCTGGACTGCTTTTTATTCTAACGGATCAGTTTCATACTCAATAATTCTTGCCTTATACTGTGCATTTTTGCTTTATCTAAACGTTTTCCACAGTTTTTCATCTTTTTAGTCATTTTTATGTTGACGAGTGTTGCGTTTCGGTTCAAAAAGGGCTACGTTGTTGAAACCAGCCAAAATGAGACATGCTCGGTTGGAGGTACTAGGGGGTTTGCTATGGAGATTCAACAACTTAATCAACCACTGGAGCCTTTGGTCGGTGCCGAAGAAGCAGCCGAATATCTTGGATTTTCTGCACTTACGGTTCGCCGTATGGCACATGAGGGACGTTTGCCTTCCATTGCGTTTCCAGTTGGGAGGACAGGCAAGTTCACGCACCGTTTCCGCTTTTCAGAATTGAAAGCATATTTGAGCACGTTGGAACGTCAGCCAATACCGATCTCAGTCGTTGCCCCAACGACAATTACTGCACCGGAGAGCCATGCGAATCTCTAAAAAACGTCGGCGGGTGCATCCTTGCAACCGCCGACATTTCTATCTAAAAACAGCTTTTTGAGCTTTTGTTTGCAAACGAGGTACATTTGTGGTCATTTTTTTATAGACGAATATAAGATAATTGTTTTCATATAGATTGGAACTCGTGAAGGGCAGCCAATTACCTGTTTTTCCCCTCTTACAACCTAAACTTATCTCGACCTACCTCGACGTATCTTCTGTTTTTCTCCCCATCTATCTTGTTTGAAATAATAAACTTACGATTTTTGCTGCTCGACTTTTTGCGACTTTTTGAGCGAAGAGACGCGATAGCGCTTTTCTGTAAGCACCTATTTACTGTGAGCATCTTTTCGGTTATTGTTTGCAACATGCTCACACAGTCACTGTGAGCATGTTTGAAAGACAAAAAGATGCTCACAGCGGGAGATGCAAAGATGGATAGTGAACTGTCGAATTTGAAGTGCGAAAAGGCCAAACCAGAGTCAAAACCCTACCGTCTAGCCGACAAAGGCGGCTTGGCTTTGCTTGTAACGCCTGAAGGCGGAAAAATCTGGCGTTGGCGGTACCGCTTTGATGGTCAAGCAAAACAAATGTCGATCGGTAAATACCCAGACACATCCCTAGCCCAGGCGCGTGTGAAGCATGCCGAAGCACGGGCGCTGCTGGCCAGTGGCGTCGACCCCATGGCCGTGCGCAAGGAAGCCAAGCAAGAGAAGCAGGCCGAGCTGGCCAAGGCAGAGGAAGAAGCCGCTCCGCAGATGACTTTCGAGGATCTGGTACGGAAGTGGTTTGTCTGGTGGAAGGCGGACAAGAATGAGCGGTACGTTGCCAACGTGGAAAGTCGGCTTGAAGCCGATGTGATCACCCCCCTTGGCAAGAAAGACCCGGCCAAGATCACGCCGAGAGATTTGGTTGAACTTACTCAGGCTACGGACGCTCGTGGTGCCCGCGATGTTGCCCGACGCAACCTGCAATTTATTCGCATGATTTTTAAGTGGGGAAAGATTCACAACTACCTAGATCAGAATGTTCTGAATCCGGCATCCGACATTGATCCCAAGATGATCTTGTCAAAGGCCGTGTCTACAAAGTATTGCCACCTGGATATTGAAGAGGTTCCGGAACTGTTGCGCCGGATGCGTGATTACAATGGCAGCCCTTTGACGCGAAATGCGATGGAACTGCTTAGCCTGACTTTTGTGCGCACTGGAGAGTTGATTGCTGCGCGGTGGGACGAGATCGACTGGAAGAATCGACGCTGGAATCTTCCTAAGGAACACATGAAAATGAAGTTGCCGCATATTGTGCCGCTCAGCAAACAGGCTTTGGCGTTGCTGGAACGGTTGCACGACATTAGTGGTGATTCAGGGCGACTTTTTCCAGACTTTAACGGCGGAAATGGAACAATGTCCAACAATACTATTCTAAAAGGATTGGAGAGGATGGGATACAAAGGCCGCATGACTGGCCATGGTTGGAGACACATTGCAAGCACTTATCTGCGTGGCCAGCACTTTGACAAATATTGGGTCGAGGCGCAATTGTCGCACAAGGAAGCTGGCGTGGCAGGCGTATATAACGAGGCAGAATGGCTGCCCGAGCGCGAAAAAATGATGCAGTTTTGGGCAGATTTTTTGGACGAGTGCCGCAGCAGGAAAAAGCAAGAAAAACCCGCCGCGTAACAGCCAAAATTTACCAAAAACCAAGCCGGACACGATGAAAAACCCCATCGTGAGCCGGCATTTTTCTGGACTTTTAAATTCATTTAGAACCTATCTCGACTTATAGTCTTAGTTTTAAAAATCGCTCTTGCAAACCTAAAAAAAGCGAGAATAATCACGGTAGTTTCGTTGCGTTGGAGTTGCGGAGCGCGAAACAAATACTGCGAGGAACACCAAATGAAGAAGACAACAACCCTCCCAGGGCTGCCAGCAATTTTGCGCAGAAAGCAAGTTATTGCAATGGTTGGATTGAGCGCAAGCACAATTTACACCCTTGAAAAAGCAGGTTCCTTTCCGCATCGAGTCAAGCTCAGTGTGCGTGCCATGGGGTGGCTGTCTGCCGACATTGAACGGTGGCTGGCTGATCGAGCCGCAGAGAGAGCCGCGTAACTCCAAACTTTCATTTCAGCCTTTCTTCGTCTCTCGATCTTCGAGTGGCTAGGGATTCGTTGCGCATTTTTTGCAATGCAAAAGAAAAGGCAATGCGGATGAGGGCGTATTACAACGAGATTGATCCGCTGAAGGCCGAGATTATCCGGGAAGCCATCCAAGCAGGCGCAATTGCACCGGGGGATGTAGATGAACGGAGCATCGTCGATGTTGAACCAGCCGACCTTATGGGATATGCCCAATGCCACTTCTTCGCAGGTGGCGGATTCTGGAGCGTCGCCCTGCGTCAAGCTGGATGGTCCGACGACCGCGAAGTTTGGACAGGCTCAACCCCATGCCCCAGCTTTAGCGCGGCAGGCAAAGGCCAAGGGTTTGATGATCCTCGTCACCTCTGGCCTGCTTGGGCACGACTCATCCGCGAGTGCCGCCCTTCAACAATCTTTGGAGAGCAAGTTAGTGCCGCGATTGGACACGGCTGGCTCGACCTTGTTCAGACTGATCTGGAAGCACAAGACTACGCCGTTGGGAAGATCGTACTTGGAGCGGCAAGCGTTGGCGCGCCACACATCCGACAGAGACTTTACTTCGTGGCCCAGTCCGGATGCGTGCCGGAGAGGCGGCGAGTATGCGGACCCGGAGAAAGCGGCGTTGCGGCGAGAACAGGGGCACCAGGTCAACTTGTCGGAAGCAGCGCAAATTACGCACTGGCCAACACCGCAGACGCACGACGACAAGCTGCGGGGCAACACGGAAGCGGACAACCACTATTTCCCGCACGACCTGAGCAACGCGGCGAATCTCTCGTCGTGGTCGACGCCGAAGGCAGAGGACTCGGAATGTGCGGGAGCGCATCGGGGCAAGCCGGATACACTGCACAGCCAAGCGAATCTGGCGACTTGGGCAACTCCGACAGGAAGGGATTACCGGAACAGCGGTGGGGAAAATTCACATCGGGATCGGGACAATCCAGGATTGGCGAATCTTGCGAGCTGGCCGACGCCGATGGCGGGAACGCCAGCGCAGAACGGCAACAACGAAGCGGGGAACAACGACAGCAGCCGCAAGACAGTGGAGCTGGCATCGTGGGCATCTCCGAAAGTGAACGACGACAATCTGGACCGGCGCGGAATGAAGTCGACGGAGAAGGAATGGAATCGGCCAAACGCGAGTCGATCAAGTCTGCCTCTGGAAGCGAAGATGCTGGCAGCGTGGCCGAGCCCTTGCACGCCGAACGGTGGCCGTTCAATGTCGACGGACAAAATGGATGTGACGGGGAAGACGCTGGACGGCAAGAAGCACACGACGACTTTGGAACATGCGGTGAAGTTTGCAGGTCCAGTGCGCTTAACGGCTTCTGGCGAGATGCTGACTGGATCGGATGCCGAGATGGAAAGTTTCGCCCGGTGCCAGGGACAACTAAATCCAGCCCTCTCAGCGTGGTTAATGGGGATTTCGCCGATTTGGGATATTTTCTGCTTCCGAGCGGGAGAGGCTTTGCGTTTTCGCCGCTCATCGAAAAAGGCAAAGAAAGAGTAGGAAGGCTGCGGCTCTACGGGGACGCCATCTGTGTCCCTGCGGCACGAGCATTCATCGAAGCGTATCTCGAAGCAGAAAGCGCAAAGAACGACGTTGACGTAATGCGAGGCAGATGAGACTTGATGGATTCCAAGGTCGACATTTGGATGCCGCTGGCAATCGGAGATTACCTCGCGGATACATCCAACCTAAACACGGTTGAGCACGGAGCATACCTTTTGTTGCTGATGTACTACTGGCGCAAAGGGCCGTTGCCAAACGATCCTGTGCAACTGGCAAACATTGCCAAGCTCCCGATGGATGCTTGGAGCATGCACCAAGCAATGCTTATGCAATTCTTCGTACTTGAAAAAGATGGATTACTTCATCAAAAACGCAGCGACCGGGAAAGAGAAAAATGGATGCAAAAACGCGCAAAAGCTCAAGATAAGGCGTCAAAAGCAGCGAAAGTGCGTTGGACTGATGCTCCAAGCATTGCCCCGAGCAATGCTTCAAGCAATGCTCAGAGCAATGCACAAGCAATGCTTGACTCATGCCCGTTACCATCACCATTACCTATATCTTTATCGTCACCGGAACCTCGTCCGCTGCTTCGTGGTGAGGAAAGAGAAGAAAAAAGCGCTCCGCGCAGCGGACAAAAAGACGATTTGTCGTCTGCGACGAACGCTTCTTTAAAAAAACCTCTCCCGATTTGTGATGAAGCGTGGATGATTGCGCGTGCAGTGGTTGAGGGCACTACGATCACGAGTCCGTATGCCGTGGATCAGATTGCCCAACAGGCTGAATGGGAGTTGAAAGCACACCCAGGCGAATTCGACGGAATTCGCGATGGAATGATCAATGCCTGGAAAGCGTACGTTGCGTGCGCTAAAGGCAACAAGCTGCGTACCACTCCAATGGGAGCATTTAAGTTTTTCGGGGATGGCGTTTGGAAGACTCCGTCTATGTGGGGTTTGAAAAAAGGCATGAAGGCCTACGAGGTTACTCATGCAGCTTAGCTTTGATCAAATCCGACGCTACTTTGAGCACCGTCATCCGGGGCAACGCATTCCGGCGCGCGAGAAAGTTGCTGTACGTTGCGCTTTCCATTCTGAAGACAATCCGTCCTGCACGCTCTTCCTCGACGGCAACGGCGGATTCAACTGCCACGCCTGCGGCGCAAAAGGCAACGTCTTTGAGTTTGAAGCACGATTCTCTGCATGCTCGCTCGATCAGGCTGAAATCAACGTGGCCGAGATTACTGGCGCGACGCCGGTAGCGCGGCGCGAAGGCGAGATGCAGCTTGGGCCGCCTGTGGCGATTTACGACTACCGCGATGAGAACGGCTTGACTCTGTTCCAGAAGCGACGCTATGAACCAGAAATTGGCGAAAAGACGTTCCGCATCTTCCGCCAGGTCGACGGTGCATGGAAGGCTGGCATTGACGCCAAGGACGGCGAGCGGACGCGGCGCGTGCTCTACAACCTGCCGCATGTGGTGAAGGCAAACGTCATTTTTTGTACAGAAGGCGAAAAAGATGCGGACAACCTGCTGGAAGCCAATCTCTTCGCGTCGCATGCTTTTTCAATTGCCACGACGACAAGTTTTGACGGGGCTTGGCAGAAGAATCATTCGCCGAAGTGGCTGGATTCTTATGCGCCGTACTTCACCGGCAAGCAGGTAATGATTTTTGCGGACAATGACGAGCCGGGCAAAATCTATGCAGAGACTGCCGCGGCTTCTATCGCAAAGTATGCCTACGCCGTACGGATCATCACTTTCCAGGATCTTCCAGAGAAAAGCGATGTCAGCGACTTTTTGCGAGATCACACCGTAGCAGAGCTGGAAAAGCGCATTGTCGACACCCCGGTGTGGGCTGGAGCAGATGCCGAAAGAGAAAACTGGTTGGTCGACGCCGTTGAGTGGTCCATGACGGCAGACGAAGACATCGATTGGCTGGTGGAAGGCGTAATCCAGGTAGGCGGCAATGGCATGATTGCGGCTGAGCCAAAAACAGGAAAATCGCTGGCATCGCTTGATCTGCTGCTTTCGTTGGCGACGGGCAAGCCGTGGCTTGGTTGCCGTATTCCTCGGCGCATCCGCACCGCTTACATCAGCCGTGAAGATTCTCCTATGCTCACCAAGGTTCGCGTGCAGGCGTTGCTGCGTGGGAAGGGACTGGACGCAGGTGAAGATCCCACCGGGTGGCTCTGGATCAACACGCGCGAGCAGCTGGGCGACTTCGACGTCGACAACGACGAGCAGGTAGCGCACATGGCAGAAGACTTAAAAGAGCGTGGCGTAGAGTTTGCCATCTTCGACGTGCTGAACCGACTGCACAACCGCGACGAGAACAACAACACAGAGATGGGACAAGTAGTGAAGAAGCTCGGCCAGATCGGCCAAGCGGCTGGCTGTTCTATCGGCGTAATCCATCACGTGAGCAAGGAAGCAGGCAACGGACGCTTTTTTACGCGTATTCGCGGCGCAACGTCGATTCATGGTTGGACGGAATGGTCGATCGGATTTTCGTTTGAAGATGCAACAGAAAGAAATCCGATTCGTAAGGCAGAGTTTGAGACCAAAGCAGCGGAATGCAAAGAACCAATTTCTTTCACGATTAAACACGGCGGCGGGAGTTTGGCTTTGGTTCCTGTGGGCAAAGAGCCAGTTCCTTTTGATCCAAAGATTCATAGCTTTCCAGAGAGGTATACCAATGGCTGACGTCTATGTAACCGTGACGATGAATCCGATTGAGTTAAAACTTTTTCGGCGGGCATTGGCCAGAGCTGCCGACGAAAAGTTGCTTGATCGTACATGGGCGCTGCAACGGATCTGCGCGCTCGATGTTCTGCGCTGGAATGCAGAAGAAAAATTCAAGAAGTTGGAACAAATGGCCGTACGCAAGCGCAAGCAGAAAGCTGCATAAGTCCTTTGAAGGAAGGAAATGCGATGACTGACGTAAAACACAATAGTTCGCGTAAACGAACATATGCTCGTCGGTTTGGAATCCCGGAAGAGCGCATCCATAAGATTTTTTTAAGTAGTGAATTTCTGGACCAACTAGACAATTGCAAGGACGATGAGTCACGACGCTTGCTGTTGGGTCTTTCAGAAAAGCAGACAGCACAACCAAAGAAATAAGGCCAATCGCTGCGGGGTTTGAGCATGTATCGGATTTTGGTGGGAGATGTGACGGAGCAGTTGAAAACATTACCGGATGAATCGGTGCAGTGTGTCGTCACGTCGCCACCTTACTGGGGCTTGCGCGATTACGGTACTGCGACATGGAATGGCGGCGATCCTGACTGCAAGCATGTTGCTTCTACCATTCGCACTGGCCTTGGGCTGGCGGCATTGGGTGAGCGGTTCCGTGGCGGTGGCCATAAGCAAGGCGAAGTAACCGAGATTCAGTATCGTGATGTGTGCGCGCAGTGTGGTGCGGTGCGTGTGGATCAGCAAATTGGTTTGGAAAAGACGCCTGAAGAATATGTCACCAAAATGGTGGCGGTGTTTGGCGAAGTACGACGTGTGTTGCGCAAGGACGGAACGTGCTGGGTGAATATGGGCGATTGCTACGCTTCGGGGGCAATTGGCGGTTCAAAAATTGGGATTAAAAATACTCTGCAAACGTGCTCACCTTCGGGTTACCACACTCTTCCCAAAACAGAGAATTTGGTTGCAGTGCCACGTTCTGTTCCATGCGGAATGAAGCCCAAAGACTTAGTTGGCATGCCGTGGATGCTGGCATTTGCATTGCGCGCCGATGGCTGGTATCTGCGCCAAGACATTATCTGGGAAAAGCCAAACCCAATGCCGGAAAGCGTTCACGACCGTTGCACGAAGTCGCACGAATATCTGTTTTTGCTGACGAAGTCGCCGCAATACTTTTTCAATCAGGCCGCAATTAGTGAACCGGTGACGGGCAATGCGCATTCGCGGGGTAATGGCGTAAATCCAAAAGCAAGCCAATGGAAAACACCCGACGGATGGGATACCAGCGTAGGAAATGGTGGCCATGGTTCGTTCCATAAGGAAGGCCGAGAAGATGGATTTGTTGGATACCAGCCGAAACTGCGGCCATTGGGTGAAAAAGGATCGCAAGCAAATCCTGAAGAAGTTCGTAGTGCACGTGGCGCAGCGTTTGGTCGTGGCGCCGGCTGGCGCGAAACAGCCAATATTCGTCCTCGGCAAAATGCCAGTTTTAGTGCTGCAGTAAAAGATTTGGTTGATATGCGCAACAAGCGTAGTGTGTGGACGATTGCCACGCAACCATTTTCTGAAGCGCATTTTGCAACTTATCCAGAAAAACTGGTGGAACCTTGCATCCTGGCCGGAAGCAAAGAAGACGATACCGTGCTAGACCCGTTTGCAGGCTCGGGGACTACGGGCGTGGTGGCCCTGCGCTATGGCCGCAATTTTATCGGTATTGAGCTAAACGCAGACTATGCAGCAATGGCACAGCGGCGGATCGAAAATGACGCGCCGCTGTTTAACAAACAGGAGGAAGCAAAATGACGATTCTTCCAAAAACACCTACGGCCATTGCCGCTCGTCTTGTGGAAGAAGATCAGAATATTGCCAAGTTGTTGGTGTTGGCGGTACGCAAAGACGGATCGAGTTTTTCTTTTGACAACGGCTTGACGGTGGATGAAGCCAAGACGTTGTCCGTTCATTTCAGCGCCTGGCTCGACAAATATTCGGAACAGGCAGAAGACACAAATTGAGGAGCAAAGAATCGGGAGGATTGGTATGGGAACAACGATGCTTCTGACGGAAGAAACGGCCCCGGCGAAAAGTCTCGATGAGCAGTTGCATGAGAGTGATCGAGCGATTACCGAATCATGGGTAGCACTGAACAAACGATCGATGCTGATTGGTTGGGAAGGTTACTTCATTAAGCGCAACAACGGATGGGAGCGGTTGGGCTACGCCGACGAAATGAGTTATCGGCTGGCCAAAGGAATCAAACACGCGACTTGGTACAAGCTGGTGGGCTTGGCAGAACGGTTACAGACGTTGAGCAGAGAGCAGTTTCTTTCAATGTCGATTGAAAATGCCATGCAACTGTCTGCCGCTTCTTCTTCAATACGAGAGAATCCTTCTTTGATTGACGCCGCGGCTACGATGACGGCGCGAGAGTTTGAAACCGAGCTGGTGCGGCACACGGCGATTGCCGAGAACAAGCCGATAAGCGAGGCCTACGTCACCATGAAGTGGCGCATCAAGCAGACGCAGCGCGAAGTGATCGAGCGAGGTTTGGACGATTGGCAGCACGAGCACGGCATCGATGATCCCGGTTATGCGCTGGAGCTGATGATTGCTGAATATCGCGAACGGCCGACGCTGGTGGGATTTATTGCAGAGTCGATTCCGCGATTGACGCGCGCGGTAACAGAGGCACACAACGCGGACGAGTTGGAAGAACTGCGCAAGTTGTTTGCGACGCACATCCAGGAGATGAGCGAGATTTTGAAGGTATGCTGCGGCGAAGTTGGCACGGATGAGCAAGCAGCATAAGACAAGGGTTAGCCGTTCTGCATTTCCCGCTGCCGAAGGGAACGGATTGTTACACAGTCCGCAGGGACGGCTTATACGGGGAGTTTGACACGGTACGAAAGTCATTCTCCCCGCTTTTCACTGGAAAGAGTTTGAAAATTTTATGGTCTTGGAAGTTTTGTTGTTGTTGGCAACGTTTGTTTTTGCCAAAGCGTTGATTGTTCCGCCCAGAAAGAAGTAACGATGACACGCAGACAAGTTTACACGTGCAGCTATTGTGGCGTTGATCGTAAGGACGCAAACCACTGGTTTGTTCTTTTGACAACCCACACCGGATTTTATCTGCAAACGTGGGAGTGGGCGGTGCAGAAACACCAACTGAACAGGGATGGAACCGAGCACGTGTGTGGACAGGCGTGTGCGCACAAACTGTTGGATCGGTTTATGGCTGGTGCCAAACCAGAAACATTGGCACCTGAGTAACTCACAAGGGAGCAGATCGTTAAGGAGAAGACAATGCCAAGTTTTGCAGATGTATTCTCGGAAGTACGCCAGCGCACCTTTGATCGGCTGGCTGGCCGTTCTACCACGTCAACTGACATCGTGGTTGCGCCAACGGATCACGAAAACTCGTACTATGGCCATATCAACCAACTGCAGGCTCAGAGAGAAAAATTTTCGCAACAGGCTGCTTTTTATGCTCCAGCACAGAACCCTATCTATGCTCCGGCAGAACCTACGCCTTGGCATACGGGTGTATTGAATGACTTTGCGCAGCAGGCCCAAGGATCGCCCAACCTGACCGGTTTTTCTTATTGGTACACCAACGGCAGTAGCGCTTTTAACTCTCCCTTCAATGGTTTGGACGATTCAGATAGCGCGCCGGAACTGTCTATGACTCCTACGCTTGAAGTGGTGGAGCCGCCGAGCCGGGAAATGTTGAAGCGTGTGCCGGTTGACATCAAGAATTTGGACTTAACCGATCCACGGCAGAAGCTGGCAACAGAGGCTGAAACGTTGTTGGGCTATACGCCTTTGCGCCAGGAGCTGCGTACGCCCGGCATGCTGAAGCGCGTTTTGGCAAAGCTCGAAATTTCGGTGCTCGAACAAATGAGCGTTTTTGCCTACAAGAAGCAGATGGTTCAACACTATAGCACTTCAGGCAAGATGCTCGATCCGACATGGCGGATCACGTCGTTGAAAAATTATGGCCAACAGGTGCCGGAGTTTGTGTTACAAAAGGCAGTTGAGATTAAGCGCGAGCTACCGGAGGCGATGTTCTACGTGGAACAGCTGGCGATTGATCCTTTCCTGATCGTCACGCTGAAACCGCTCAATGACTTCGTGTCTTCTTACAATACGCTGAAGCGTGTTTTAGACGCGGAAACTGCCGCCTACGTTGAGGTTTGGTCGGAACCGAAGTTTGAAGCGACGATGTGAACCGCGTTTCCGGTACAATAAACAGTGAGCGGTAGAAGTTTGAAATCAGATGTTTACTGCTCACTGTTTACTTAAACGATGCGCGCAATTATTTGTTGGACAAAATGGGTTCTTTATCATAGAGTGTTGGCGATGACCCTTTTTGATCTGAGCAATAAGATACTGTAGGCTTTGGAGGAAACATGCGTAATTCGCTTATGCGAGACAAACTGGCGGCGCTTCTGGTCTCTCCACCCATTTTGCAAGCAGAGCCTTTGCCTGTCTATCCATCTGATCCTGGACTAGAGACTCGGAAAGATGCGCTGATTGCATTTGCTCAAAAGAGAGCAAAAGAAACTTTTAAAAGGCCTAACCCGCAGGCATTTGTTTTTGGCCCCGCCTCAAAGAATCCCTTTCAATCAATCAGCATTAAGCATCCAGAAATCGCTAAGCCACAGGAAAATGCTGTTTCAGCTCCTCGTTATGTGGTGCCACCCAAGAAGAAGCATCCATTTGCCGTTCATGTGTATTCCGGTCCTTCTCCTTCAGAAACATCGGAACCAGAAGAGATTCCTGAGCCTTCTTTGCCAGAGTCACCGGCAGAAGAGCCAAAGGAAGAAAAGATAGAAGTGCCCCAGACAAAAGAAGCACCGGCAGAAGAACCAAAGATTAAAGAGCCCCTTGCAGTTGAGCCTGAAGCGCTGCCCGAACAAACCTCTGTTCCAACGCCAGCGCCTAAAGTTGTTTCTTCCGCGCCAACTGTTCCTGCTACAGTGACACCGGCACCTTCTCTGGAAACGTCTGAGACTTTGGTGCCCACTTTACCCGAAAAAGAAGCAGAAGAGAAATTAGCTCAAGACGAAACGCCTCAACTCGTTGCTGCACTGCCTGCAAACCTTCAATGGCTAGAACAGCCAACGCCTTTTACCGATCACTTGCGCCCAATGGTCGACAAATTACGGGCATCAAAGACCAATGTGGTTTTTACCTTAGAGCAGTCAATCCTCCGGCAAACTGAGCTGAAAAAGCAAATCGTCGATCTTCAGGACAAGCTCTACAAAGAAGAGTTTGTGGGTGAGCAGCAACGAGAGTATTTGCACCAGTTGGATGAATCGATTGCCGCGTGCGCGCTTTTGGCAGAGCAAAGTATCAGTGTCGCGCCACTTTTGCAGGCGTTGAAGAGCCCAACACATAAACAGCATCCCAATGGAGAAAAGAAAACTGAGAGGCGCGCATATCACCGTGCATCTCTTGATTCCCCGTCCATGTGCCATCGTGAGGATGTTGTGAAGATTTTTGCGGCAAATCCTGGCCGCAAATGGAGTCGTGTTGAACTTGTTAATGAGCTTCCGGCAGCAAAGCGCGCGCACGCCAAGCAGTATTTGTATGCGCTTTTGTCAATGCTCAACGCAGATGGGTCGATTCAGCGGATCGCGCCCGGAATCTACGTCGCCAAGGAGAAAAGCTAATGAGCCTTGACGATGATCCCTACATTTCGTCACTTGGCCTGTATGTTTTAGATGACGAAGGCAACCCTATTTTGGCGCACAATGTGCTGTCGTGGGGCGAGTGGATGGAAACTCATTCTCATCATTTGGCACAGACGCTGTTTCCTTGGGGTAGAGTCTCAACGATTTTTCTTGGTATTGATGCGTCGATGATCGAAGTGCTGATCGGCGTTGGTCCGCTTACCCATAAACCAACCTTGTGGGAGACGATGGTATTTGGCGGTCCCCTCAACCTTTCTCAATGGCAATACAACTCTAAAAAAGATGCGTTAGAGGGCCATCGCCAAGCCGTGGAGGAATGCAAAAAGGCACAAGTAAGATTGATTGGCCATCCAGAGAACAATTAGTTTGGGCGTTCTTGTCCCTTGAAGAACCTGCATATTGTTGCTTTTGAAACGCCGCACAGGCTGGCGATGGCAGTATACGATTTTCCTTTTAGTCGAAGAGCAATTGCCTGTTTCTGGTCAAAGGTTATAGGCGGTCTACCTGGGCCTATTTGCCCTTTAGGACCGGGCTTTTGCGTCTTTTTTTGGCGCTCGATGCCGATGCGTGTTTGTTCTCCGATGTAAACCCTATTCTGTCGCACTAGCGTTGCGATGATTGACGTCACTGCGTCTTTTGAGGCGTGGCAGGAGTCCAAATGCTTTTCAGTGCAAGAATAAAATCCTATTTCCCAACGAGAAAGTTTATGCAAAAGCAGCATGGTATTGCTGGCATTCTGACGCGAAAGCTGGTCGAGTGCCCAAAAGTAGATGGCATCGAAACGATGCTGTTTTGCATCGAGCAGCATTTTTTGATAAGCCGTGCGCTCAGATCCTGGGCTAGTCACAAGATCACGGTAGACATGCGCTATTTCGCATCCTTCTTGACGTACTATCGTTTGCAGATGCAGAATTTGCTCTTCCGCTATGTGCGGATCATCCTTGCTTGCGGCACAGCTATAAATTGCAACGCGCATAGGCCATCCTTGCTGGAACATTGTACCGTATAAATTGGATCATTGTGCCAGTTTGATTGGAAAAATGTGAAAAATCGGGTAAGGTGGTGCAATGATTACTGTTGGCGATATTCTGGTTTGCGATATTTGCGGGGCGAGAAAGGTTTACGACAAAACCAAGCCGTTGCCAGAACGATGCTGGAATCGTGATTGCCGCAGAAGCGGCTGGAACTCTGGCGGGGAAGATCGGCGAACGTGGCCACGCGTGAAACCGGAGAAGATGCAAGGAAAGCCTCCCCAAAAAATTTGATGCGTTCCATTTCCTTTAATTTGCGCCCATGGTACGAAAAAAACGATGTTTAATGAATTTTCTGGTTTTTTCGTTTCAAAATGGGTATTGTGGTGGAGATTAAATTTAGAGCGGGCCTTCGTTTAAAAAGTGCGCGCTTGATTTTAAATCTCCGCTGCAGCGGAAGGAACGGAAATGAAAAGCGAAGTGAGTTTGCTGATAAACTTGCGCGACCTGCGCAAAGAGGCTGGCATTTCAGCCGAGGAATTGGCCACCCTGTCGGGCATTTCCGCATCTGGCATTGAGCGGATTGAATGGGGAGAAGCCCCTAGCCTGGCCAATGCGTTGAGGCTGGCTCGCCTTTTAAACCTTTCTGTCGAAGATATTTGGGGGGTCAAAGAAAAGAAGGATTGAAGCCATGTGGGATGTCTTCGAGTCTTTGGGATCTGTTCTGTTTGTTTGTTGGTTGCTTCTTTGTGGATGGCGCGCTGGCGCACGGTTTGTGCGCTGGCTCAAGCGCAGATAGGCATGTGCTGTGAAAACCATTATAGCGGGCAGTCGAACCATTACCGACATCCAACGCCTTTACGAGGCGATCCGCTTGAGTGGGTTTGAAATCACCGAGGTGGTCAGCGGAGAGGCGCGCGGCGTAGATCATCTGGGCCGCTGGTGGGCTGAGCATCATTCTCTTCCGGTCACCAGCTTTCCGGCCGATTGGGATCGGCACGGCAAGCGTGCTGGGTATATGCGCAACGTGCAGATGGCCGAATACGGCGAGGCGCTTATCGCGGTGTGGAATGGCAAGAGCGTGGGCACAAAGCACATGATCGATACGGCTCGCGCAAAGGGGCTGTCTGTTTACGTCTACTTGGTAAAATAGGCAAATTGATGACAAACGAAATTCGAAATCCAAGTTGGCGACCGGCTACCTTTACCTCGAGCAGCATTGACAAAATCAAACGCGGACTGATGACGCAGATGATTCGGCGAATCTATCCCCAGCCACATGGCAAGACCTTTGTGCAAGACGCCACGATTCCGTTGCACTGGCGCTGTCCCGATGAAAACGACCCGAAGAAAAAATGGAACTGCCCGTACGGAATCCCCGGTGATCGGCTTTGGGTGCGGCAGGTATGGGCTCGCGTCGAGCCTGCCCCGCAAGTGCTGGAGCAATACGGTATGCCGGTTTCATGGAAAATCGAAAAGAATTTTGTTTTGTTGGACTATTGGCGCAAGCGCGTGATCTTTTTGTCTGACTTCCCTGATAAAAGTCCAGAAGAATGCGGCCATGGAGCTTCGGACAATGTATGGCGCAGCCCTGGATTGATGCCACGCTGGGCATCACGGCACACGTTGAAAATCACGGAGATTCGTGCGCGGCGCATGCAGGAGATTAGTCCCGACGATGTACGCGCTGCAGATGTGGAAGCAGTCACAGACGAATGGGTATGGCATGTCTTTTTCCGAAGGATAGACAATGACCAAGCATCCTCTCAAGCGGTACACAACGGAACAAGTAGCTGATTGCGCTCTGGAACAGGAATGGGTAAAAGCGGACGCGGCGATTGACCAAATTCGCCAAATGGAGCGTGAAATCAGTTTGATGTTTTCACCGCGCGAGATGTTGGATGCTGTGGAAGCGCGCGATGCCGCACAGAAATTGGTCATAAGCTATGAAAAGACGCTCCGTACAATTGCCGTAGCTTCGGGCCGTATTTTTCAAGGGGCAAAGGATGTGCAGGCGCTGCCCTCGTTGGTGGATCACATCACGGAGTGCTTAGCCATCGTTAACAGCCGCAAGCAAAGAAGAAACTAGAAGAAGGCGAGCCATGAAAATTTTTGTTTTTGGCTCAAACCAACGCGGAATCCATGGTGCAGGCACGGCAAAGCTCGCTGTGCAGCAATACGGTGCGCAGTATCGCGTTGGCGAAGGCCGTACAGGTAATGCGTACGCGATTCCAACGAAAGCTACTCCCTACAAAGTGCGGCGTCTTTTTGATATTCAAGCAAGCGTTGATATGTTTCTTGAGTACGCGCGCGCACACACGGATTTAACCTTTCATGTAATGCGGATCGGATGCGGACTCGCAGGGTTTACAAACCAGCAAATGGCTCCGATGTTTGTAGGAGCGCCGGAAAATTGTTTCTTTGATCCAGCCTGGAAAAAATATGGATTGCGGAGTTGGGAAGAAGAACCGTACGATAGCGACTAATGAAAATTGCCGCCATTTCCGATACGCACGGGCTTGAGATTTCTTTGCCGGAATCTGAAGTCTTGATCCATGCCGGCGATATGACGATGTACGGCACCTGGACTGAAACCGCTGCTGCGGGTCGGGCCTTGGGCTCTGGGCGTCATGCGGCCGTGTTGCTGGTGCCGGGAAATCACGACACTGCTTTTCGCCACTTTTCATACCCAACCGCCGAAGACTACTTTTTTTTGCCAAACACCCACCTGCTTATTGATGCAGTGTGGGAGTACAAAGGGTATGTTTTTTATGGCACGCCATGGACGCCGCAGTTGAAGAACGTAGAAACCTACTGCTCGGCTTATATGCAGCCGGAATCCTTTTTGCGGCGGCGTTTTTTACATATGCCGGACGAAATCGATGTGCTGATTACCCACGGGCCGCCCAAAGGCATCCTCGACAATGGCTGCGGTTCCGAAGCCCTGCGCGAAGCAATCGAAAAGCGCAAGATCCGTAGACACGTTTTTGGTCACATTCACGAATGTGGGGGAATCTCTCTCGAGCAGACGCAGCACGATGGTTCGCGGCGCGACTCCCACAACGTCGCAATTATGCCAGTGGGACATCATGGCCAAGCGCATGTACCGCTTGTCTTCGAGCTTTAAAGGTGCCTATAACGCTTATTGTGCTGAATTGTGCTAAAACGTTGTATTTTTCCTAAATAGTTTGATTTTGTTGATGTAAGATGGTTGGCGAACGAAACCACCCACAAGGAGACGCCAATGTCTAGTGAAAGCGAAAAAACAGGGTCACCCGAAGAAAAACTGAAGTGCCCAGAGTGTGGCCAGACGGGATTTCTAGATAAACGCGGTCTTGGAGTCCACCGTCATGCGAAACATGGTGTCTGACCTTGCCCCCTGAAAACGTCCCCCATATGGCGCTCTGCGATACTTGCGAAGGAGCGGCGACGATGGAGCGTTTACCGAGGAAGATTTACACCTATGAGTTCAAGCTGGAAGCTATTCGGCTGGTTGAGTCTGGCCAGAGGGTTGCGGAAGCAGCGCGCACGCTGGGCGTGGTCGAGCAGACTTTATCGAACTGGATCAAGGCGCACAAGGCGGGCAAACTCGTGGCCAACGGGCGCGGGTCGAAGCTGACCGCCGAGCAGATTGAGTTGCGACAGTTGCGCGCCGAGTTGGCGCGGGTGAAGATGGAGCGCGACATCCTGGGAAAAGCAGCGGCGTACTTCTCGCGGAGCCAGAAGTGAAGTACGCCTTCATCGACAAGCATCGTTTTCTCTGGCCCGTCCGCGTGCAGTGCGAGGTTTTGAAGGTGAGCTTTTCTGGCTACCATCAGCATCAGTCGCGACGCAAGCGCATTGGCTCGCGTCGGCACATGAGCGAGGCCGCATTGCACGTCCACATCCGCGCGCTTCATGCGGAGCTGCGTGGTGCCTACGGCTGGCCTCGGATGTGGCGCGAGTTGCGCCGTCGCGGTGTGCGCGTGGGTAAGGAGCGGGTGCGTCTTACGATGCAGCGACACGGCATTCAGGCGCGTGGCAAGCGGCGATTTCGCGTCGCGACCACCGACAGCAACCACCGGATGCCGATTGCGCCGAACCTGCTCAACCGCAACTTCACCGTCGCGAGGCCGAACACGGTGTGGACTGGCGACGTGACTTATATCGCGACCGACGAGGGTTGGCTCTACCTGGCCGTGGTGATTGATCTGTTCAGCCGCCGCATCGTGGGCTGGTCGATGAAGCAGACGGTTGACCGCACGCTGGTCATCGACGCGTTGGAGATGGCCTGCTTGCAACGTCGGCCCGTGGCTGGCCAAACGATCTTTCATAGCGACCGCGGCAGCCAGTATGCCAGCGAAGATTACGGCAAAGTGATGAAGATGTACGGGCTGATGGCATCGATGAGCCGCAAGGCAAACTGCTGGGATAATGCCGTGACCGAGACACTGTTCGGCTCGCTCAAGGTCGAACGGTTGCACGGCGAGAGCTTCGTGTCAGCGCGCACGGCCAAGGATGAGGTGATCGACTGGATACTCTGGTATAACCAGAAACGAATGCACTCGACGATCGGCTACCAGAGCCCGGAAGAGTTTGAACAGAAGTGGTGGCTGCAGCGCGAAGCGGCCTGAGAGGCAGGCTGTGGAAGTATGGAAATCGCTGCGGCGATTCCCACACTCCCACAGCCTCGACGACGACGGGATATTTCCCTCAAACCGGGCGTATATGAGGGACGCATTCTGAGGGCAAGGTCAGTCAATGGCACGTCGCCTTCCACGATTGCTTACCACGAGAAGCAGAAGAAGGAAGGGAAAGTAGCCTCAAAAACGGCACCGAAGAAGGACCACCACAAGAAGGTAGTGGTTCCCACGATCACAACGCCGGGAGAAATCGCGATTGTGAAGAAGCCGGAGATTCCAGTAATTCCCCCGGTTCTAGTGGGCTATGCCATGGGCATGCTCAAGAGTCTTGCAGCCCAAATTGCACGGGAAAATCAATTGCCCGAAGAAGCGTTTACTCGGATTGCGGCTGCGAATCTTGCCGAGCTGACCAAGCAATAAACTGCGAAGAGGGGAGCGCGTCCAAAGGCGCGCTCTCTGACGTTGAAGTGCACTGAACAAGTGCAACATCTATCAGAAATCGGCCGTTCTTGTAGTTGGGGGTAGCAATGTGGTTGGAGTGCATCGAGCAGATGCAACTGTCTATCTTGAGTCTGCAACGCAATCAAAGTGCATCGGATAGATGCAACGGCTCAGCCTCTTTTGTTGAGGTATTCGTTTTTGGTAGCAATGTGGCTGAAGTGCACTGGACAAGTGCAACAGGTAAGCATCTTTTGCAATGTCAAACCATCCGTGGCAGCAATGTGGTCAAAGTGCATCGGACAGATGCAACTACCAACAAGTAGACAATGCTGTACTTACCGTAAGTAGTCACGAGTTTTGAGTGCATCGAGCAGATGCAACAAGAGCGTAACCTGAGAATCGTAAGGAGCAGTAAAGATGGAAAAGGATTCAACGGACGAGTCTCGCGGCATCATTTCCCAGTGGGTAATTTACAATCATCCGCGCGATTATCCCGATCACTTCGTTTTGCGACGGTGGGACATTCTCGCAGGTGATTGTGTGCCCTCTCCAGATGCAGTCCTTGCCGACACACTGGAAGAGGTTCGGAAGCATGTACCGCCAGGGCTCTATTGCCTTCCACGTTTTGCTAGTGACGATCCGTGCATTGTGGAGGTCTGGATATAAACTGCAGTCCAGAATCTGGACTAGCCAGATACCGGAAAAGGAAAGACCAATGGTTCAGAATATTTACAATCGAATTCAAACCGCTTGGAAAAGCCTTCCGTCTGTGACGCGGACGATACTTTTAGTCACGTACGACTTCATGGTTTGCGAATGGCTTGTTCTTGCTGGAGCAATGCTGTACTTTGACTATTTGAAAAAACGCTCGAATTTTTGGTTGCTCTTGACGGTTACGCTTGTTGTCTCCGTTGCCGTTGTCTTCCGAAATATCATGTGGGTTTACAAAAGCAATGCGCAAGCAGAATATATCGCAAGGTTAAAAAAGAAAAATGACAAAATTGCTGTGTTGATGACGCAGATTTTTTCTACAGGAGAAAAGCGGTCTGTCGGCGCTCCGCAATGCGTGGAGCAGGACATCTATCCTTTGAATGATCTTTCCAAAATGGACTAAAAACCTATAGAGACTTCTTCGCCTTTCTCACTGTTTTTCTAGTTCAAATAGAACCCTTCTCGCCCTTCTGCGCCCGCGAAGAGTGATTCAAATACCTCTGTCTATAATTCGCCCTAGCAGTGCGCTTAGACTGCGCATCGTGCCTCAAGGAGTGTGCGATATGGGCAAGCGCGGAAGAAAGTCTTATAAAGAATCTGGTTACGGCGTCATGCCAATTCATGTGATTGCCCAGCGGATGGGCATCTCCGAAAGAAGCGCGCACAGTATTTGGAAAAGTGCACAAGAAAAATTGAGAAAAGATCCAAACGCCTTTTCAATTTTGTTGGAATGCGTACGCGGCGTTGCAGCTTCTGAGCGGGAGCTTATGCGATGCAGCTCCGTCGAGTGCGATCAAGAATACATCGAAAAATTTTCAACTGAGTAGGCAAAGGAATCACCTATGCCAGTTTTAGACGAATTGTCGTTGCAGTTTTACCGCAAGGATCTGATCGGTAAAGCCTGCCGCCGTGTAAAAAAGTCGGATGACGTGGGCGCGCTGATCGACGAGATGGCGCGGCTGATGAAGATGCACGACGGCACTGGACTGTCGGCCCCACAGGTAGGTGTATTTTTGCAGCTCGCAGTTGTGGAGCTTCCTTCTTTCCATAAAATACAGGCATTGATCAACCCGGAAATTGTGAACCTGGGGGGAAAGGACTTTTTGGGAACAGAAAGTTGCCTGAGTCTGCCGCCTATTCATCTTGCCACAGCCAGAATCTGGCGCAGCGAGATTGTGCATGTGTGTAGCGGCACGGTAGAAGACCCTGACGCGGAAAAGATCACCGTCTACCGAGGGACGGCCGCACGGATTGTGCAGCACGAGATTGATCACCTACAGGGAATTTTCTTTATCGACCGTTGCCAGCCTATGGGCAAACACATCGTGCTGCAAGCGTACAAACAATTTTTGCAAACGGGGGTTGGCCGTGGCTGATTTTTATGTAGCAATCAAAGTTGTTCTAGGGCATGAGGGAGGCATCGGAACGCTCGATGGCGATCCAGGGGGGAAGACTTGTTTCGGATGGTCTAAAGCGGCCTGCGATTTGTGGGGAATCGCTCAGCCCAAAACGGCCGAGGAAGCGACTGCGCTTTACCTCAAGTATTTTTGGAATCCGCTGTATGGCCAGATTGCGAACCAGGACTTGGGAACCAAGATCCTCGACGATTGCGTGAATCAGGGAACACAGACCGGCATCGAGCATTTGCAGGCGGCGCTTGTGCACGCCAACCATCCAGTGGCAGTCGACGGCCTTTTTGGGCCTGCCACGCTGGCGGCGGCTAACGCAGCACCGAACACGCTGGTGCTGGGCTGGATGCGTCTCGTGCAGTATCAGAGCTATGATCGATGGATCAAGGCGAATCCCGTGCGCGAAGCACTGCGCAAAGGGCTGGCGCGCCGGGCGGCGTGGCCGGACCAGGACTATTCAATCGCCGATCAGTTGCTGGCCGGAACCTATCAGCCGACGATCTGAGGTCAACTAAAATAGTTGTTTGACAATAGCAATCTGCATATACAATAAGAGTATGGCAAACCGCAAAACATTGACTAATGATGAGGGCGAAGTGCGCGAACTGACGGTCGAGGATTTTGCTCGTGCCGTGCCGTTTTCCGCATTGCCAAAAGCCGAACAACAAGTGCTTCGCTCTGTTCGCAGGCGCGGCAAACAGAAAACGCCTCGCAAAGTGCCCGTTTCTATTCGCTTGTCCCCTGATGTTGTTGACGGTCTGCGTGCTACAGGAGAAGGATGGCAAGTGCGCGCCGATGAAGTGTTGCGTTCTTGGTTGGCATCTTCAGCGCGATGATCCCCTAATCTGAAGTTTTCCGCGAACCTGTAGCTCTGGCAAAAAGGCGGTGGGTTCGCGGAAGGTATACAAAGATGATTTTGAGGAAGATAGCGATGGCATTGTATCGGGCGTCACACAACGAAGAGCGTAGATTTGCGAGGTTAGCGGAAAACTACTTGTGGCCGATTCAAAACAAAAGGGTTATACTGGCGGAGTAGC